TTCCCTTTAATTGTATTTTATTATTGTCATCCATTAATTTAGCATTACTAAAGGAAACATTAACATTTTCATTTAGTTTAAAATTATGTCCTTCATTAAAAAATACTGAGGAGGAATTACCTTCCAATAAAAATGTTCCTACTATAGCATTAGTAAGAGTCATTCCAAAATTTACATTTACAGATTGCCCTGTAACGAAGTAATGCGGATAAGTATTAAAACTTATATTTGCATTATTATAATAATTAGGATTATTATAGATAGAGGATAAAACATAAACACCTGTAGTTGTATTTGTAAAATGTGAGGTATAAAAAACATTAATTTTTTCATTTATATCTAATCCGTGATCTTTAATAAATCCCATAGTTACATTACTGTGGGATATTAATTCTAAATTGCCTGTATATTTGTTAGCATCTATATTTTTTATAGTTATTTTTACATTATCACCCACTGTTAGACCATGGTCAATAGGAACTGATAAACGAATAACATTGTCTTTTAAAGAAAAGGGAGTAGTATAAAACTTTTCTACAGTGTATACTAAAGAAACATTTCCCTTGGAATTTGTTAAAAATTGATTAGTAAAATCTATAGTAACTAAATTACTGTCTACAGTTATATAATCATCACTAGCATCTAGTTCTGAGGTATAAAAATCAGATATATTGGATTTGAAAGTATTAGGATCTATTATTTCAGATACAGTTAATTTTTTAGTTTGATTATTAAGAGAATTATAAATATTGTCTGTAAAAGTTACATTAACATTACTACCTATAGTTAGACCATGTTTATTATTAAGTCTTAGGGTGGAAATATTACTAGTATTATCATATTTTCCATAAAAACTTGCAGAAGGTAAAGCAACGGAAACATTAGGTTTTAAATTATAATCATGACCATAATTAGTAAGTAGAATTTTTTTAATACCACCGTATTCTGTAACCTCACTAATATATCCTTTAGCATCTTCTCCATAAAAACTAGTAAAAATAATAGGCTCATTAACTGTATATCCTGCTGCTTCATGAAAGATATCAATATTTTTTATAATAGGTATAATATTTGCAGCAGTAGTAATTATTAAATTTGATTTAGCATTTACAAGTTTTTTACCTATAATATTTTCACCTACAACAAAATTTCCCTCTAAACTATTTTGTTCAATAGATAATTCAAATATATCATTGGATCCATAAGTAAAACTAACTACAGAATCAATTATAGCATTTGCTTTGCTAATATTACCTGTAATTTTAGTACCTATTAAATCAAAGGGTGATCCCGCAACAGCACTAACCTTCATTATTCTAGGTATATCCCATTTACCTTCAGAAGGTTTTAATAATACAGTATTAGGATAAAAGAAATCTATTTCCTCATTAAAAAGAATTCTAAAAAATATTCTATATGCTTCTTCTGTCCCCTTTCTAGTATATAGTTCAGAAGCTAATTTAATAAAAAACTTTTTATCAGCTAATATATTTTTGGGTATATCATTTGTAAATTGTTTACTAAAAACTTCTAATAAAGAATTTATAGTTTTATCTATATCAGAGTATAAAAAAGCATTTTGTAATATTTCCTGTGCTTCTTGATCCTGTTCTATATAACTATAATATTTTTCTATAAAAGTTCTAAAGATAGGAAAATCTGAGGTAACGTGTTCCGGTAGTTGTGTAGAAACTAAATCAGATATTCTTTTAGTTATTCTTGTAGTCGGCATTATAAAATATTGGCAATATTAATTACTAAACCAGATTTTCTATTTACTAAGGAATTTAATGTAGAATCATCTAATATTATAACTTGTTGTCTATTAGCAGTTATATTATAAGATTCTTCTTGTAGCTCTGCGTTTATTCTTAAATCAGTTTGATCAGAAGAATATCCTATAGGAGTTATAGAATTTATTGAAATGTCTCCAGAGGAATAATTTACTGATCCTATATTAGTATTTAAAATCTCATCTGAGTTAGCATTTTTAAGTACTAAAATACCAGTTCCTTCATTATTTGGGGGTGATTCGTTAGGAACATCCTCTATAACTGCTGGTGTAGAAACTTCATTAAAAATAACATTAAAACTAGTGGAAGTTATACCAGTAGGTTTAATTTTATTATACATTTTAATTAGATCTGAACCCACGAAAGAATTAGTAATATTTAATGTGGGTTCTAATCTTTTCTGTAAAGAAATTTTAATAAGTGTTCCTGTAATAGCAGTGCTTGTGTTATCAATACTGGTAATTAATTTAGAAAGATAAAAATCCTCATCAAATTTATTTAAATTTAAATTAAAGAAATTTTCTATTGCTGTTCTGATCTGTGAAATTAAGGTTGAAGCACTTACTGTAGTTTTATTTAAGAAAAGATTTGTTGTTACATCTAAATTAACATGAATAAATTCTGGATCTACAAATTCTGATTGAATACCCAAACTTCTTTTACTATTTAACAATATATTTTTAATGGACTCTTTAGTAGAAGAGGATATTACAAATCCTTGATATGGTTTTAGAGAAATTATTACTTTACCATAAATGGGAGGATCATTGTCTTCACCGCCCCAGACTGCAATAGATTCTATTTCTGGATGATTTTGTGCAATAATACTTTTATAATCGTCAGCAGTAATGGCTCTATTTTGTGATAGATAAGATCTGGGCGCATTAAATTTTATTTCACTAAGTAGTTCCTTATCCGCGCCTCCCTTGGAGCTATTAACAGTAGTTATAGTTAAATTACTATTGCCCTCTATAGTACCAGAAATAGAAAATTCTTGTGTTAATAAATTAGATACATTACCGTTAGAACCGTTAGATAAAAGATATTGTAAAATAACAATATTTCCAGCGGATAATTTTTTACCTAAAACATCGTCACCAAAAAATATTTCGAATCTACCGTTAGGATTTTCTTCTAAAAAATATACTTTAGAATTATTTTTAACAGTCGACAAATCATCATAAAAAGTAAAAACTGTTTGAGTAGTATCTGCTGCTGAATTTTGTACTATAACTTTTAAGGTAGAAGTGTCTATATTAGTATTAGGTATTTCATATTTTTCATCAGGACCGGGATTAGATACAGTATAGTTAAATTCGAAATTCTGTCCTTCTGTTAATTCTACATCGTTAAAAATATAGGCACCATCTACAGGAAAAATTACATAAGGTATGAGATTAACAAAAGTTAAAGATTCTCCATTTATAGTAGTTGTAAAAGGAGTAAATCTACTTAAAGTAAGAGTAGAGGGCGAACCAGAAACACTATTTACAGTAATATTAATAGTAGCTTTAGCACCTCTTATTGATCTCGGTGTATAACCCAAATGTTTAGCAATAGATACAGCAGATGTTCTTTTTACTGCACTATCGAGAAACATTTCATTTATTGTCATATTTGCTAAATAAGCATTGTAATGTGTGTTATAAGCTAAAATATCTAATAAAGTGGAAAGTGCAGAACCCTCAAAATCATAGTCGGTAAATTCACTTTGATTTTTAAGAAATGTCTTAAGATTCTGTTTAATTGTATCAAAATCTAATTCTGCTATTCTTAGGTTAGACATTATCTTACTCTTAAAAGTGCAGTTGTAAAGGTAATAGGTTTTTCAGAATTAATTATAGTGTATTCTAAAGTGATTTCTATACTATTTTCATCAGGTTTTGAATTTATTCTAACATCTATAAGTCTTACTCTTGGTTCAAATTTGTTTACCAGATCAATTATAGTTTGTTGCATTATTCTTTCCAAAATAGGATCCCAATTTTCAAATAATAAACTATGGATTTGACAACCTATTTCAGGGTGAAAGGGTCTTTCATAATGTTTAGTTAAAATTAGATTTCTTAGTGATTGTTTTACAGCATCATCATTATTTTTTTTAACTAAATCAAAAGATGTAGGATGTTTGTTAAATACAAAACTAAAATCTGTAAAAAGTCTAATATTTCTATTTATTTTACTCATATAATTATTTATGGTTATGCTAATTGAGTTAACCCATCAGAGTATTTAGCATGATTATTAAAAGTCATTATTTGAGTACGGTTTCTTTTATCTGGATTTAATGAAATATGTATCCAGGGATTGTTGGTAATGGATGCATATTCTAGTAATATTTGATCGTAATTAAGTTTAGTTGCCAATACTCTAGCAATTTCATAGTAATCTTTTTTACTTATACCCCTAAATTGTATATCTACTGCTTGACCTAGTGGATGTTGAGAAGTTGATGAAGAACTACTTTGTAATCTAAATGCTGAAGTAATATACATATTGGGATATAATTTTAGTACAGGTTCACATATATTTAAAGCTACAGCACTTAAATTAAATAATATTTCACCATATGTTTTTCCTGCCTGGGCAACTAATTTATTTTTAGTAACAGCTGATTTAGTTGATAACATACCCAAAGTAAAGTTAGAAGAAAGATTAAAATTATCTGGAACTTCTGTAAGTTGTTTAAGGTTTTCTGATGATGAAATAAATGCGGAATTTTCTGTTTTGGGAGATTCTGATTTAAGGGGTATTGGAATTTCTTCAAATTTTTCATTAGGTACTATTCCCCTAGATACTGCTCTATTTTTAGTATTTGCTATTTCCTGAGGTGATGCACTAGGTTCTTCTGCAGATAAAACAAATTCATCTTTTTTTGTTAAAAATAAAGGATCGGTTAAATCCACAATGGTAATATCTTTTCTTCCTGATAACAAACCTGCTAAAGAATTTAAGGCTCT